CAAATGATTCAGCATTTATATAATCGAAAAATCAAATTGTGCAAAATTAATAAAACAAATTGTATTTTTAATATCACACACAATTAAGGCAGCCCAAAAAGCTGCCTTAATTATTTTCATACCTTTTTATATAACATTATATCTGTATATCCGGCATTATGATTCATTCGTGCATTCACTTCCACTTTAGTAGCTCCTTTAAACGGATTATCACCGCCCAGGTTCTTTTCCAACCAATCGGTAAGTTCAATGATTGAACTTTTGTTCGACGTGAAATAAAAGTAATTAGTTCCCTTCAGGCACTGAAGTACATCTAAGTAATTAGCCAACTTCCAGTAATTACCGTACGTTCCGCAATCGGTACTCAGGTAAGGCGGGTCGAGTAAGAACACAACACCGGTTATATGCTTCCATCTATCAAACAGTTTCCGGTAATCCATGCTTACCACTTCCACGCCTTCTAAGTAATCAGGTGCTGGTTGGTAATCGTTGAGCCGTACAACGTTGTACATGGTTTGTTTTGCAAGATCATCGTAGTTAAGCACATAATTCATTGAGAATAACAAGTTGCTTGAGATAGTGATATAATCAACATACTCACTTTGCTTTTCTTCCCTTTTTACAGCCTTCAGGATGGCCTGTTTGGCTTCATTGCCTATTAGCTTATCAACCGATGCATCTTTGAGAATAACGCGAAACTGAGCCAAAAGTGCGTTGGTACGTTCGATGTTTGCTACACGCTTGTTGTAATTATCATAATCGTTGTAGATAACCGTGGCATCCGGATATTGAGCCTTAGCCCAATGACTCAACAAACCACTACCACCGAATAGATCAACAAACATGGGTGCATTTTTAAAGCCTTTTAAAGCCTCTTTAAATTCTTTTTGAAACCGCCGTTTTTGACCCTGAAACGGCAAAGGAGCTTGATTGTAATTTTTCATTCTTTTTCTTTTTTATATTTAAAAACTAATAACTATTTTTGTATCGCTTCTCAGGCAATAAAAAAAGGTGCGACAACACCATACTTCAAAGACATTTAGTCTTCGTCGTGGTGTTGTCGCATCTTTATCATTCGGTTATGCCTGAGAAACTAACCGACTGGAGACGGGGGCTTTTTATGCCTCCGTATTAAATTACTAATTTAATTTTGTCCATTCATAGGTATTTGTTGCATTTTTAACACATACATAAATATTATCAGACACTCCAATACTACCTTTTAATATTAACTGCGTGAATCGTAATTTATCAGTTGCAACTGGTAGTGCATCAACTACATTTGAGCCCAAATTGGAAGTTTTTGTTATGCTATCACATCCTAAGAATTTGTATTTCTGTAAGTTTTCGGCACTTACATAAACTTCGAGCAAATTATATGTTAATCCATTGCTTGTAAAATCTTTGTAATAAACATTTTGAATTATTCCACTACCTCCTGAAGTTAAGGCAAAAGGATAGATAGGAGCTAAATTTGTAACCTGCCCAATTATTACATTTGATATATTTACTCTTTGCACTCCGAGCATTATTGCACTTTCACATCCACTAATTTGAGCCCAATTAGCATCGTATTCCGCTTTTTTTAAACCGAAAAATGATATGTTTTTGACATCAAAATTTCCATCTAAGAATAGTGCATAATAACTTCTAAATCCTGTTGATTTTGTTTCACAAACATAATTGGTTAACGAACCTCCATCGATAACAAAATAACCAACCCCATCGGTAGACAGATTAATAAATGTTCCACCTTGTTGCACAAAACTGAACGCAATTGCTGTAGAATTACCATACGGTTCATTCATATCTGCACTCAGACCATCAAAAATATTGTAGCATCCACCGTTGAAGTAGAATCCATATTGACCAAACCAACCTTCTATAACAATGTTCTTAAAAATACATAAGTATAGAGCATTTCCACCGTCACTAATTCCCTTAAACCCAATTTTCGGGTTTACTATTTTGATATTTTCATATACACCTCTGTGATGGCTCGACGGATTATTTATGTCAATCAAAATTCCATCACACAAACGATGACATTCAATGCTTATATCAGATATACCTCCACCATTAAATTTACCCCACGGAGTGCTTTCATCGTAGAAGTTTAATTTTATTGCCGGTTTTTGTGTATTTGAAACAATATCTATTATTACACCTTCGCTATTTTCACCTTTAAGCCAAATACTTTTCTGAATTAATAATGTATCAGTTATTTTATACGTACCACAAGGAATATAACAAGTTCCGTTTTTTGCAGAAACAACATCTATTGCATTTTGAATTGCAATTGTATCATCTGCTATGCCATCGCCAACCGCACCAAAGTCTTTAACACTTTTATAATAAGTCATTTCCTGAATCTTATCTACAAAGTCATTAAGGAGTTCAAAAAACTCTATTTTGCCAATTGCAAATAAACCGACACGTGTTTTAAAGTCGATAATTTTGTTTTTTATTGATTGTATTGTTGCCATTATATTTATTTTTAATTTATTGGACATGCTGTTAAGTTTTCGCGTGACGGACTATTGCCATCAATGATATCAGTTTCAATATTTAAACCCTGCTCAAGCGACTCTATATGTGTTTTAAAATCAGCCAACCGTGCATTAAAAGCCTCATCAGTTAGCCTTGCAAGTTGAGTTACAGTAATTTGCTGATAGACATTATTACCAACTGTAAAAGCTTTTATGCCCTGGTATATAGTCGGAAAACCGGGCTGTATAATTCCTGATATTCTTTTTGTTACTCTCAAGCTTAATGAGCGTTCTATTCCTGTATTAGCCATTTTAAATAGGTGTTAAATCTTTGTCAAATACATAATCATAAGAAGTATCGCTACTTGGTGTTACTTCAGTTAATAACGCCGAAACAACAGCCTTCCATTCTGTAATATGAATTTCTGACGATTGCGTATAACCTGAGTGAATTTCAAATTGATAATAAACAGGGTTCAAGTATCTTAATTCAAATTTGCAAATAACAATTAAGTCTGATGTTACTGCTCTTTCAGCTATAACTTGCGCACCACCGGAAAAAGTACTAAAGGTTACGGTTATAAGATTTTCGACCATTGTAAGTACGCATACATAATTAATAAACTCACATGTATAGGTAATTGCACCGTTCTCAAACACATAACTTTTACCGGAAAGCTTATAATTATCAATCACTTTACGAACCTGACCTTCATCATAATTTCCTGACATGGTTACCAGAAAATCAACAGGCTTACCATCCGATTCTGTAATCGTACAATCCACATCTAACTCACGCTGTATTGTTTTCTGAAGTGAAAGAACAGAGGCATTAGAACACGCTTTGTACTTCCAGTCCGGAACTTGCAGCATAAATTGATTAAACGAAGTTCGAGCTTCGGAAATAAGAACAAATATTATTTGCACTAATTTGTTATCTCTCAAAAATGTTGGAGATAAATCTTTTATCAACTTAATGAGGTTAACCTGCATGATAATTAATGTGTATATTATTAGTTGCAGTTTCGTAAAATCCGGATGCGCTTTCAAACTGGCGATCATTTTTAAGGTCACCATTTAGATAGATATTATTAAGTACAATATCTGTAATACCATCAGCAGCCTGTATCTTGTCGGTTAATTTTGCCCGGTTAAATATACCTGCATAAACTATCGTGTTCAAGTAATCGGCTATTGCAAGTTCAACAGGCTTAGTACCATCGGTTAATTTTAATCCTGCTGAACTTAGAACCTGCGGGTTATAATATACGTCAGCATTTATAATAAGTTGATCAGGTGTCAGGCTAATGAACTGAAAGTGCGTTCCGGCAGCTCCTTTATTTGTTATATAACTACTGAAGGCTGCAAGTTCGTCAGCTGTTAATGCTATTTTGTTTGCTTTAGTAGCAAACACCTGAAGTTTTGTAACGCCTTCGATTTGCCGCTCGCGTATAGCAGTGAATTTAATTATTTGCTTCGATTCGTCAACCGTGGCATAATCGCACCTATAGGTTTCAGGGTTGTAAACCAGTTCGTCACCCAACTGAAAAGCTTTTGCAAGTGTCGAGTACCAGGGAATTGAAAACAAAGCATTGCTCTCGATAGTGGCTACCACTTCATCGGCTTTGTCATATACTATGTTTTCAAAAATCCAAACGCAGTACGAAAACACATAGGTGATTATGCTTTCCAATGCCACATCGCTGAATTGTTCATCCCACGTTTTAGATGCATCAAGACTATAAATATTTTGAAGCGTAACGTTATCAATCCACTTTTGGCGGGTTGCGTTCAATATATCAGTTAATGTTCTTCGTGCCATTATTTAATTGAAAATTTTAAAATTGAAAATTAAGAAAACTCAACCGGCATTTCGGAAAAGAAAATGCGTTCCAAATTACTCTCCTCTATTTTATTGTCCGATACCGTAGCAGGAACAATGATGTTATTGATATAATATGCCGCAATACTTTTGTTTGCTATCTCCGGTATGCTTAGTTCCAGTCCCGGTGTGAGCTCGTCGGTTACACTTAAACCATTCATCAAAGCTATATCGTACGCTGCTTCCGCACTTCCGCATTGCTGAATGGCTATATCTATTAGTGTTTGTGATTCGATGTTATTCATATATATATTTTAAAATTAGGGATAAATTTACAGTTTAAATTCCATAACAGAATTATAAAAGCCTACTGATGTTTATCCCTATTTTTTTTATTCTTATTACTCCTCAGTATCCAATGCAACAAATATTTTAGAAGTATCTTCTAATTTATTCAGCTTGTTCAAGGTTTGAACAATATTATTTTTATATACCTTAAATCTACAAGTACTAACGTCGTTCGAAAGTGCTATAACGTTACCATTTAAATTTACCTCAGTATATGTACTAAATTCAAAACTGTTATTTTCAATTTTTAACAGATAATACAATCCACTGCCAAAGAGTATATAGGTATATTGGTTACTTATTTTATAATATATATAACTTCCTCCATCCCAATTATTTTGAAGAGCTAAAGTATAACCTTTAGCAATAATTAATTTTTGTGACAGGTAAACATCTTCACAAATAGAAATACTTTCGACCAAATAATTTTTTATAACAGGCTGTATGTTCAACAATCTAATTATACGTCCCGGGTTTTTCTGATCAATTACCAAATTGCTCATTATCGCAATTTCGTCGCTTGTTTTCGGCGTAATTACAAGCTCGAAACCGTATTGGGTTTGTTTAAATTTTGTTTCCATAATCTTTTATGTATAAATTGATTGTTATTTTTATTAATAAGTTGCCTCTACTCTTATTTCATGAGCTTTTACAGTTATACTCTTCACAGTTTGTCCATCTCTCTGTAACTGTCCGCGTATTTCACGCGCAAATGCACTTTTATCTTCACTCTCTACAAATAACTGAGCGCTAACTCCACACAATGGATCTTCTTTTATTTCACCTTTGGAAGCATTGATTATTATCTTCTGATTTTGCTGAGTAACATCGCCAATTTGTAAACCGGATACAATTAACCCATTTGAGTCCCGGACAATTGAAATGTCGAGTTCCATATCATTCGTTAATAATATGCCTTTACTTTTTGCCATTTAAATGTTATTTAATCAGTGTTTAATTTTAGTGTCTTCAAAATCGGATTTATTGAATGGTTGTGCCTGATTAGTTGTTGCCGCTATTGTTCCGGGTGTCGGACTTGAACCCACGGTAGCCGTAGTAAGATGCGTGTGCGCATTGAATTTCGCAACCAAATCGTTTAACTTTGCTGTTAAATCTGATATTTTAATCAGTCCACCCAAATTACCACTATTAATCACCAAACTTTCAATAGTCATTTCAATGCTTTCATATTCACTTGCTTTCAGCACTGCCCACTCTTCAGTATCTTCAACTTTCACACAAAGCACATAAGCGCCTTGTTTTGGATATGCGACTAAACCGTTGTTTTCACCAGTAACAGCTCGAAGGCGAACGCCAAGCCACTCCACTCCATCATCATCAACCGTACAGGTATTTTCGATTTTATCCACATCCGTAACAGTTCCAAGCATGGTTGGTCTGTTTATGCCAATAAATCGTGCTAACAAGTTTCTAACTTCCTGATCAGTTTTTCCCATAATACCTGAGTGTTAACTTTTGTCTTCCTCCGGAACTACTAAATGTCCCATCAATTTGTTCAACAAAATACTTTCCATTTCTATCCGGGAATAGATTGTCAATAATGTGAGCAACATAACATTTTTCAAAATGAGGTTGCAGGAAGCAAGTAATAGTTCCTTTATACCCATTAAATGATTCTGCATTCTGCAATTCGTTGGCTATTTTTTTTAAATCACTATCCGATAATCCTGATCGTACTTTCACCTCTTTTACATTGCCGTATTTCGTTTTATCCGATTTTGTCCGCTTTACGCTTCCGGCACTGCTTTTTTCAACTAAATGGATTTGAATATCGGCATCCGATACATCTTTTTTCAATTCCTTATCATCTGCCGTATTCCAGCCGAGTTGTAATTTTACTGTTGGCTTTGCAATGCCCTGTTTGGAATGTCCGACATACAATTTATCGAAATCGAAAAAAACAGCTAATTTGCATTCCTTCTGAAACCACTCCAATACTTTTTGTCCAGGAAACTTTGGAAAGGTAGCATTTGAAAATATTATATTTGGAATAGCATCCGACAACTTTATGTCAGTTCCTTTCACCAAATCAGTAAGTATTTGCTTTACAGTTGTATTTTTATAGCTTTTATTGAAAATTACATCCTTCAGCTGATAATTATAACCTTCACACTCCAATACTAATGGTTTTGCGTAATTAATACGTTTTACAAATCCTTTAAATCTCAGTGTGTTATTATCATTGTAACCAAGCCACACCTCCACTTTGTCACCTTCTTTGAAAACTGTTCTTTTATCATCGCTTAGAGCCGTAATGCTTCGTTCTGGACTTCCTGAAGGATAAAGACAATCTTCCTTATATTCATCTCGTATATAGGTTCGTAAAGGAAGATCAATAGTACATTCATCGGTAAAATTACCAACGCCAACTTTCCATTTTACGGCACTTGGTTTTACGTTGCTGAAAGTGCCAATAGTTATATTGCTTGTCATTACAAACATATCACTTCACCTCCAACGAATCTACATAATCAGTTTCGCAAACTAAAGTGAACGGACGGAATCGAATGAGTTTACCTTCCTGTTCCGGGAACTCCAGGCTTTCAATGGCAATGCGATTTTCGCCCGGCATAAACTGTTCGGCGTAAGCATTGTCAAGATAAACGCTTTTACGACTTTCGAATAGAGATTTTAGCTTTTGAACTTCATTAGTTGGAAATCCGCGTGTTTCGCTTATCAGTACTCCTTTTATCGTAAACATATAATCTCCAACCTGAAATTGCTCTTTAATAGTACCTATCCGTTCCGACACTGCTGTGCGTATAATCGTTTTTTTGTTAGTAACCCGTATTGTGGCGCAGGCTATTTTTAGTGTTTGTAAATCATTTCGCAATGTAACTGGAAGAAATACCTCAACACCATTGATTTTCTCTTTTATGTCAATGCCATTGATCTGGTTACTCAGTTCTGTGTCTTTTTTTGCAATCTGATACGGTTCAACAATAACTGCATTCTCAGTTTTACCTATAGAATAGGGTTTTTGAAAATATGTATTATACACATTTAAAAGGTCTATACTTATATGGCTCATAATGCTTGTGCTACTGATTGACCCAGTACGCGGCTCATGGTTTCTAAAACTTTCGACTCCACTTCATCCAATCCGTTTTCGAAGGTGGTGGCGTGGATATTGATATTATCCAATACTTTTTGAATAGTTATGGTTATGGTTTTGGGACCGCCATTACTCATCGAACTACCAGTTCCGGCTGCCGTGGCTGTATTACCTGCTGCCGTGGCTGCTGTGGCTGCCATTACTTCGGAGTTGGATTTGGCAGTAGACTTGGTCTTAGCTGCTATTAGTTTTGATTCACCTGTAACTTTTATATCACCGTTTGTTCCTTTTATCCAACGATATACTTTTTCGATTTTGTCCAATAGTGGCATTACAATATTATCAAATAGCCATTTAAGTTTGTCTATAATCCAACCTACTAAATTCCAAACAAGTCCAACGAATCCGGCTATAAGTCTGAATACATCTTTTAATATCTCGCTTTTCATAACCCAAACTACCAGTTTACCAACAATGTCAACTACGGCATTCCATAATTTTTGAATGACTGGCCAAATATGTCCAAGAAATAAATTCTTCACTATATCAAGATATTTCATCCAGTCACCAGACCCGGCTACTATTTGTTTTACAAAATCTACAACTGGAGCAAAAAAAGCAATAATATCAGGCTTATATTTATTAAACAAATCCATTCCGAGCTGAATGCCATTTGTTAATGGCGTTAGTAGTCCCTCAATTTTAGGTAGTAATTTTGTTGCGAAATCTAAAGCCATACTTACCAATGGCATAAATGCAGTTCCGGCACTAACTTTAAATTCATTCCATGTTCCTGTTAATGCTTGCATTTTACCGGCAGGCGTTTGTGCTATTGTTTCAAGCATTTTATTAAACTTACCGCCCTCACCAGTTGCATCTTTGAATGCTTGCTGTACCATTGCAAAACTGATATTGCCACCTTCCATTTCTTTACGCATTTGTCCCATGGATTTTCCAGTCCGTTTTGATATTTCTTCCATTGGATTAAATCCGGCACTGATATATTGCAATAAGTCCTGCCCCATTAGTTTACCAGCTGCCCTGGTTTGAGAAAATGCCAGTGTAAGGCTTTCTAACTTTTGTGAGTTACCCATAGACACATCGCCTAACATTTTCAGATTTGGCATTACTTCAGTACTTTTAAAACCAAAGCCCATCATTGTTTGAGCATCTTTGAAAACTTCGGGACCTAAAACCGTATCTTTTGCATATTTCACTAATTGACCTGACAATTCTTGACCGGCTTTAGCACTGCCTGTTAATACATTGAATGATGTTTGAATTTGTTGACGTTCAAGTGATTTATTTATGCTGTCGCCAATAAATTGACCTGCTGCTATGCCTACACCTGCCAATGCTGCGGGTCCGGCAAACTTTCCAAGCCCGTCAAGCCCCAACAATCCACCACTACCTGATGAACTAACTCCACCCATATTTCCCGGATGTCTGACCGACTGCCTTTGCAGTGCTGCCAGTTCGCGCCGGGCTTCGCGTATTTGGCTCGGTATAGTGGATGTGCGGATTACGCTCTCAACCTGACGTATTTTTTGCTGAAGTACATCGTAACTGCTACCGAGTATTTTATTTTTACCTGTTAAATCGTTGGTTAGCCTTCCTGCATTATCGAATGTGCGTTTAGCCTGGGTACCGAACTTACCCAGCTCGCTACTCGCTAAATCTTTAAACTTTAATGCAAATTCAACTATATTCATAATCTTATCTTATTCCCCATTTAGGGGGTTAGGGGGCGTCCAACTCCTTTTTCCCATAATTTCAGGGCTATTCCTGTTCTGTAATAAAAAATCTCTTCAGGCCACTTTAAAGCTTCAGAACCAAACCACATCAAGCCAAAAACCGTATTGGTTTCCAAGTCGTGTTTTGAATCTTTACCTTTTTCTAAACTTTGTAAAAAGAGCTTTTTTTTAGCTCTACCACATTTTGAAGTTGAAGCATAGCACTGATAAAGTATTCTTCATCATTGATGATCACATCATCACCTTCGAGCCACAATTCGTTAAGCAAGTATTCCGATGCTTTGTCTAATCCCATTTCAGGGTTTACAGTCATCATGCTGAATGTTGATACTTCGGCAGCGCCAACCGGACGAAGCAATGCCACTTTGTCCTCCACCTTGATTACATTGAGTTTTCGGGGTGCATACTGTTTTTTTAGTTCCTGGTACTTTGCACCAAATTTATCAGCAAGCTGATTTTCTAATTCCTGTATAGACGCAATACGTTGCATCTCTAAAGCCTGTTCTTTTTGTGCCTGTTCGGCTTTTGAATCTTTTTTCATGTGTATTATATTGAAATGTTATAGTGTCTGTACGTAAGCCTGATTGACTCATTCATTATGTTTTCGATAAGTTGGCGAACTGATCCGGAAAGGTTGCTTTTTTTGATTACAATGTCAGGGAACTGTGCCATCAAATACTTTGAATTGAAATTGCCTGCATCGTTCAACGTATCGAATGGGGTACGTTTCCAACGTTTACCTTCAAGTGGCAATACTTTGCGTGCTGAAGTATATTTTCCCATTTCAGCCTTCAGAAACTTCTTAAACTGTTTATCCTTGAAAATATCCTGTATGGTATCAAATTTGCGTGCCGGGGCTTCCGGCTGAGTGTTTGTTTCCATGTGTGTGTGTTGTTTTTTATTTGTAGAGACGCAGCATGCCACGTCTCTACAAATTATTAAATTGAAACAATATCCATTGCTATCCAGGGCAAAGTTACTTCGCTCATCTTGGCGCCCTGTTCCATAGTTCCACCCACTTCGGTGAATGAACATCCGATAATGGTTACGGTAGTTTTCGGATCAGTTTTAGCTTTTTG